AATACGATATACAACTCTAATCTTTGTTGCTGGTATCTTAGGTAGTCTTGTTCCTATCATATTTTCTTTTAGTATCTGTGGATCATTCCACATTGTTATTTGTCCCGCAAAAACTTTGGCAAGTGTGTCTTTGCTCATCTTAATAGTAACTCTATATCCATCAAGTTTATAGATTACTCCGATTGGCCCTGCGACTAATGGAACATACACAAACTCTTTTAATGGCTTTACTTCTGTTCCAGAGTAAGGAACATCTGACATAGCAAAGTCTGTTACTCCATTTGAAAACATATTCTTTCCAGCACCTGAGCCAGATGCTCCATAGACAACAGAATCTCCTGTTGATTTCATAAATTCGACTCTACATCTGTCTATAAAGTTAGCAGCAAATGTGGATCCAGCACCTTGAAGGTTATCAGCATGTGAAGGGGTAATAAAAAAAGCATTAGCGAATATGGCTAATGCTACTGGTAAAGCAATGAATTTAAATTTCATACTTATAGTATATAGGACAAGACTGTAAAGTTTTGTTATAATTGGTAAACTGGGAATTAAATTTAGATGAATAGTGAGCAGTTTATAGACGACTGCTCAGGTCTATCAGCCACGAAGATTCGACTCCTGCTAACTTTCCCGTCAAGGGAACATCCGTTGTAAAACCTTTTAAAGTCTCATAGCGGAATAGTATAAATTATACTACTATATTATAGTGCGTTACGGGCAGACTTGGCGCCACCACCAGTTGACTTCTTTGCAGGAGCCTTCTTAGCGGTTTGCTTAACTACCTTGGCAGTCTTGACTGCTCTGTCTACTTCTTCAACAGATGGCATCTTGCCAAATGCTGCGTCTGCTGGATTTGCTGCTCTCAATGCTACGGGGATAAGTGCTCCAAGTAGTGAGTATGCTAGTGTCTTTGGATCTGTTACACCAGAAGCATACATTGCTGTTGCTGCTCCAAGTACTGATCTTCCGTATGACGCAAGCATTGCCTTTAGTTGTTTTGTATTCATTTTTATTCCTCCTAGGATATGAATTTTGTTAGTACTGTAAAACCAATCCATAGACCAATAATTCCTGCGACTCCCGCAAAAACTGGTGGTGCTGGTACTGGCAATTTGAATGCAGCAAATACTACGCCACATCCAAAACCTGTTAGTGTTGATAAGATAACATCTTTCATTGATAGTCCTTTTCCATTAACTCTTTGTGGTGATCTGAACAGACATCTATAATCTTTGACTGTGTTGCATATAACTTTTCTGCCTCAACTTCACAATCCAATACATGGCAGGAATAGAAAGCATCGTATGCCAGATCTTCTCGTGATTTGAACCTTATCATGTATCTATTTTACCATCTTCTGGCAGCAACTTCTTCAATTCTTTGACTGAGGCTGATATTTTTTTCATAGAATTGTAGTTTGGCTCTGCTGACATTAGGTCTCCATAGGTGTCAAAGTACAGTATCTCTGGCTCAACATCATTAATAAACTTATCTAATGACGTTTGTACCTCATCAATGTACTGGTAGGCCCAGTCTCTAGAATCTGAAATAAATTTTAAGAATGCCTCTGCTGCAGGATCTGCTTTATCTTTAGGCTCTTGGGCCAACTCAGATAACTTGTCAGCAATAAGGTTTTTATCTACATGCGCCTTAAGGAGTTCTAATGTAGTTGCAGTTAATTTTAAACTTAGCCTAACATACCTAACAAGTAGCATAAAGAATAAAAAGATAACTACTGAAAAAGCAATAAACTCTATCATATTTCTTTCCCGCCTTCTCTAACTAGCATTACGATTGCACCATTTTCTTCTAGGGCCTTCTTTGCACGGATCATATACTCTACCGCTTCTTTTCTTTCTTCACCAGACAAACTCATAAATTCTTTTTCACTTGCCTTTACTGTTAAGAAATGATCGTGGTCTACTATCTGTAGTTGAAAACCTTTTGGACCTCTTAATGATCTAAAGGCTCTTCTCATTGAGTCTGTATACATTATTCTTCCTTCTTCCAATGTAAATATGATTTAATATAGACAACAGAATATGCAATTGCAGCAAATATGAAACCATACTGTCTAGTTGTTACAGCATAGTATATCCACATTGCCTCATTAAGTGTAGCCCAGATCCATCCCCATATACGCTTTCTACCAATAAAGTATATTGCTGCAACGCCACTTGCTGCAAGCACATATGATGCATACTCATTCATCCATTGTTCCATATTATTGTTCCGTTGTTAATCTTTGCCAAGTGTTTGCCCAGTCTATTTTAGACTTATGCTTAGAGAACTCTTTAGATATCTGTCCACTTTCAAGGTAGACTCCACCCCAGATTCCCCACTCTTTTTGAGAAACACCAACGGCAAAGCACATCTTAGACACTGGGCACATAGAACAAAGTTTGTCTACTGCTGGCCTTAGAAGTTCATCATCTTCATACTTTTCAAAGAATATATTTGTATCATAGTCTAAACACAAAGCATCATCTTTCCATTCATGCTTTGGCATATTAACTCACAAACTTGTCTGGTATATCCCATCCATTCTTAGAAGGTACGAAACGACGCTGTAGATGCCACCTACCATCCACGAATGCCCCCTGTGGGGCTGTTCTACCCTTTTCAGAAGGATAAGAGTTTACTACTGTCCACCCGTCCCAGATCAAAGACTTATTCTTTTTAACAATTGTTTCCATTTGTTCTAATGATTTAATTTCCATTGTGCTCTCCTAGTACCTAAAAATGCCGTATTCGACATTATTTGTTTTTGCATCTTCAACAAGTTTTGATACCTGTTCTCTTTCCTTGCTTAAGAAAGCAAAGTAGTTTATATCTGAAATATTTTCTGTAATCCACGAAGGTGGGACAGGCTTATATTTAATGCTTTTACCACGAGCCTTTAAACCTCGCTCTGACAGGTTAGCAAACTCCATAGCCATTAAATTAATATTGGCAGGACCTGCAGAGTAAAGATAGAAGTACGGATCGCCTTCTTTTAAAGAAGACATCGTAACTGCCATGGCTCTAAGAAAAACCTTGTAGTCATCAAAACTACTGGTCCCTTGAATCCCCACTATCATTTTTCTTCCCGTCTCTAAGTTGATCCATTATAAACAGCATCTTATCTAATTGTACCTTATCCATACCCATTGTGTCAACTACGGTTGCGTTGGCTCCATCTATCTCTGTACCGTGCATATCTGCACAATAGAATTTTGCATCCTTAACAAAATAAGCCTTGTCATCAAAAATAACAACCTTAATGTTGGTTTTTTCTTCTTGATTTGTTGACTGGCGTGGTGTGATTTTTTTATATTCTCTTAGGTGAGGGATTAGCGGAGATACAATCTCATGGATATGGCTTTGGCTATATCTGAAAGGATTTTCTCGTATGACCTTTTTTTCTGAAGATATTAATTTGGTTGCAAAAAACATCGCTACCATAGTTATCACTGACCCCAAAAAGTATTCCATAGTTTCTCCAAGTCAATTATACTACATCTGTAGACTAATTATCCTTATAATCTCTTTTAGGGTATACTGTTTTTCTTTAGGTAGTTTGTCCACCTCAGCGTCATCAAACGCTTTTGGGGTAAGTTTAACCATAGGATTTGTCTCAGTCACATCTATATCTAGAAATCCCTCAGCCCATAAAGCCATAGTTTCTGTAGAAATATAATCTGACATATCTTTAAAAAGATCTGGATTAATATCTTTTAACTTATCTGTAAAGTTATAGAGCATCTCTCCACTGTCAATATCGATTCCAGAAACCTCTAGGGCTCCGCTCAAGATTAACTCTTCAATTTTATCTCCTGAATCAGACATTGATTCTCCAGTTCATTGTAGATGGACCCTTCTTAATTAGTTTAAACATATGGTCCTCGTACTGCTCTTTAAGTTCTGCGTATAACCCTGGATGAACCTGTTGAAGTTTATCTGTAATGCTATAAAGAACGTTGCCCTCATAGTCAATGTCAGCCATCTGGATTGCTCCCTGGTTCAATAGGTGCTCTATAAGTGCTTGCTTCTTGATGTCCATTACTTACCTGACTTTGCTCTAGCCTTCTTCAAAGCGTCAAAATCTTTGACCTTTGTGTCTCCCATATATCCCCAAGCATATCCATCATTAATCATCTTATCATTGACAGATTCTGTATCTCCGTTTATGTACAGCCAACCAAGAATTCGACCATACTTTTCAGATGAGTCCATCTTCTCAGTTTTAATTATAACTGACTTTGCATCTTTTAGATGCTTCTTTAGGTATTCTTTTGATTCAAGCCCTAGAGCCTTCTCAGCAAGATCCTTTGTGCGAGACTCAGGAGTATCAATACCTGCAAGTCTAACACGAGATGCAAATAGGATATCAAACCCTAAATCAATAAGAACGTCGATGGTATCTCCATCTACTACGCTTTCTACTTTTCTTACATAGTATTCATACATTTGTAGCCTCCTTGTTTTTTACAAAATTATAAACCTGTAGGTCTATATTGTTTAACTCTAACACTCTATCTTTTTCATCTTGAGTTAACAGATTTACGAAGTATCCAGAAGAAACAGGTTCTTCATTTAACTTAGACGGTCCAACATTAATCTTAGTATTAAAATCAAAATTAATATCAATACTGTGGTTTAGCATAAACCAGTTCTTGAGTTTACCACAAAAGACCTCCATGTTGTCAACAGTATTTACTATCTCAAAACTACTTATGTTTTGAATTGCATTATCAATAGAGGTATTTTCATTTTTAACAAACCAATCAAACCCTTTGCCTTCATAAAAATGACTCATCATCTCTGATCTATGCTTTGTATAAAAGGACTCTGGATCCCAAGATCTTGGGTCTGAAGGATTACAGATAAATCTGCTTTGATAGTTGTTATGAATTAAAAAGTTTTTATCTTCAAACAAATAATATAAAAATCTTTCCCTATTGCTAGGTAGATCTTTGTATTCATTTCTGTTATATAGATATCTTGGGTATATAAAATTAAAGTAACTCGCCCTTGCTGACAAGGGATCTCTAATTAAAGTTGCTACAGAAACATCTTCCAATAATTCTATTGGGTAAGTACCTGCATGGGCTGATATATAAATCTTTGACTTTAAGAATTCATTATTGTTTGGGAAAACGGTACTTGTATAGCACAATAGGTCATTGCTAATACTTTTTTTTATGTTTTCTGAAACAAAACTTCCAGCAGTCTTTGGTATGTGAAGAAAGTAAAGTTGTTTCATTTTTATTTTCTTCCCCATTTAACTTTATTCCAACCACGCTCATGGAAATAATAAAGTATTGTCTTTGTAAATACCTCAAAACTGGCAATGGCCCCTGCTGTTACTGGCTCTTTAGTTATAGCCCAAGAGATAACAAAAGTATCTGCTGTGCCAATGATACGCCAAGTAATTGCTTTTAGTGCTGATCTTTGTTTGGTTACATTCATGACGGCCACTCAATATTATTAGGCTTAGTTAGGAAGTCCCAGACCTTAGATGCCCATCTCTTTACGTTTTTGCGTAGCCGATATAGCATGAATGTCTGCCCCCAAATCTACTTGTTCAATTTTATATCCAACATCTCTGCCATAAACAATATTAGTAATGTTAGGTAGTCTTAGTACTAATGCCCCATCCATAAAGTCATCCTTGGCAATGTATTCTTTTACCTGATCAAACTTAAGTGGATCCTTTTCGCTTGTGTTATAGGTATTACGGACTCCAAGAAGCACTTGGTCAGTTCTCTTACCAGCCTCCTTGTAAAGGGCGTGGTGGCCCTCGTGCCAGGGCTGGTACCTACCCAGCATAAGAGTTGTAGGGGCAGACCAGTCATGTAGCCCAAACTGATTAATGATTTCTGTTGCCTTTTCATTTGCGTCCCACTCATGACTAATAAAAGCCATGTCAAAATTACTTGGAACTTCAAACATTTTATTGGTATCTTCAAATCTACTTTCTTCAATTGTTTCCATATAGATTAAAATATCTGGCTTGCCAAATGCTACACGAGTTAAATCTGTTGGACATACAAAGTCAACGATTACGGGAGCAACGCCTTGCTTAGCGATAAGCCTTGCCATCTCTCCCATACGACGAGCCTGCTCAAGTCTGTCCTCTGGTGCAAAACCTAAATCTGAATTTACTGTTGCACGGACCTCATCTGCATTAAGATGAATAGCATTAATTCTTTCTTTGAGTGCCTTGGCTAACTCTGTCTTGCCTGCACCTGGCAGACCAATAATCTGAATAATCATTTTTTAGTCCTTTAGTCTGTCTTGCTTTAACTTATCTCGTTCATCAATAATACTAATCATAAAAGACATCATACTGTTGTATCCATCTGGAATTGCCATAATCTTGTTGTAGTGATGACCGCAAAACAGGAGGTCTCCACTTATCCCAGTAACCTTAACCAAGGCCTCAGCACTACATCTATCACATCGATCTAAAGGTGATAAGAGCCAATCTTGCTTTACTTCATCTTTAATCATTGTAAACATTATACTACTTCTTTCTGTTGTCGGTGGAATAATAACCAGAGCCGTTAAAAACAACTCCTACATTAGAGTATACACGTTCCAGTGGTAGATTGCAAGTTTCACAATCATACCCTGGATCGTCTTCCTTGATTGAACGCTGTTTTATTACTATACCTTTGCATTTTCCAGTACAGGTGTATTCATAAACTGGCATACTACTTTTTCTTTTTGGCTTTTACAGTCCAGATTGGAGCATTAAGGTTGTCTCCGCCCCATTCATACCCAAGAAGTTTTACGACTGCCTTGATTATTTTAATACGCATTACTTAATCCTCTTTCCAAACTTTGCCCACACTCTTTCGTGTAGGAAATACCCAAGCGCTTCCCAACCAATATAAATAAGAGCACCAAGACTAGCATACTCCCATTCACCAGTGAACAAGTAAATTACTCCAGCAACGCCAACAAGGTGAAATGTTTCCCAACTTGCTGTCTTTAGTAATGTTCTCTTTGTTGAGTCCATTATAATGCTACCTGAGACTTTCCTCCGCCACCAGATGATTTCTTTGCTGTTGGCTTGATTTCTTTTGGTGCTGCCTTCTTAACTGGTGCTACGGTGGCAGCAGATGCAACAATCTTATTTAGTAGAGGTGCATTTTCTTCTCCAGCATATACTGGGCGACCCCATCCAACAACAGCGTTAACTAACTTTTTCTTGTTGTTCTTTACATATGCACGAGTCTTTTCTACGCACATTCCTCCATTGCGCTGGTCTCCCTTTGCAGTTCCTGAAGTGTTTCCTTCAATAACTTGTATTGTTCCATCGCCATTGTTCTTAATGCAAAGACCAACATGTGAAATACGATTTACACCATCATCTGGGAAATCAAAATAAATCCAGTCTCCTGCTTGTGGGTCATCATTACGAGCATCTGCCCAACGACCTTCTTTCTTAAACTGATCTGATGCTGCTACTGTTGATGCAGACTTAGGGAACGACTTTACTCCCGCAGTAAATGCACACCAAGAAACAAACGACTGGCACCATGGTTGGAAGTTAACCTTAATCCATGCACCGTACTTTGTTTCATTATCTTTAGGGCCTTCAATTGTGCCCACTTCTTTCTTTGCAACCTCAATGATTGCCTCTAGACTACCTTTTGCTGCCATGATATGCCTCCTTATTGACATGTACTTCTATTATATCACGCTGCCCCACCTGGCCTCGATCCAGGGACATCCGAATTAACAGTTCGGCACTCTACCAACTGAGTTATAGGGCAAGGTAAGCAGTTTTAGTCATGCTTAGGACTTTTAAAATTATTACCTAGAACTAACAGGAACTAGTCTTGCTGTTTCAAAAACAATACCTGTTTTATTTTTAGGATTAGTAAAATAGTCAACAAACTTTACTGATTCTTTTGTTAGAGAATTTAGATATTCTGCAAAAGTCTTAGAAGTGTTGTTCTTGATATAAGCAGACGCTGATATGGCTGCTGCTCCAGATGTTCCGCCAAGATTAAATTGTGCGCCGTTTACCTTGGTAATGGAAAGCCCTCCAACTGCTAACAGGTCAAGCCCTGGACCTCTGTTAGTTTGAGTTTCTCCAATTCTAACGCCACCATCAACTTGCTCAGTTAGCGATCCAACACCAACTACTCCAGTAACACACGCTGGGAATCCAACAGAAGTTTTATTTGTATCGTTACCTGTCGCAGCAAATACTGGAACATTCTTAGAGTTAAGAGATGAAACCGCATTGATTGTGACAGTGTCTGTTGTACACCAAGTTGGAATATTTATACTGGATTGACTAATTGATAAGGCATCAATACTATACTTTTCTGAGTTTTTTGATACCCAATCAATTGATTTGCGTAAACTGTCAGCCCAGTTTGTGTACACGACCTTCTTGTTGGCAGTGTACTCTTCAGCATATCTAATAAATACAATCTTGAGGTTTGGATTAATTGCCAAGGCAGCCTTTACCATAGCATCACCGTGGTATGCAGACATATTGTTTGAGTCTGCTGGGGGAGTTGCTATTGCTGCTGCTCCCTTTCCTTCCATAAAATTTGTCTTGTTTGGACAGGAATTTTTGTATGTATTAAAGCATACCTCATGAATGATCTGAGGGAACTTGCTTGAATCAATAGCAGTATCAATAATTGCTAGAACCTTTTGATCTTCTGCCTGTGCTGGCTGTGTTACTGTGATTAATAGTACTGCTGATAGTAGTGCTAGTAGTGTCTTCTTCATTTTTGTCTCTCTCTTTGTTGTTGTTATTGTTTGATTTTTAAAACTACTTGGCAAGGGTCTCCGCCCTCTTCCCATTCTTGCTGCTCTTCTTCATCCATATAAGGATCACCTTCGTGTGTATTGCAGAATGGTTCTGTTACCCATCCTCTTTCAATACCGTTTTCAAGCCAGATTTCAAACTCGTCAAAATCTGATTCTATGTTTTGAATGTCTCTTAAAATCTCATTAAATTCGTCGCTCATATAACAAGTATACCCTTAAAGGCTGACAATGTCAACTGGCCCCATGCATGATGGGTTAAATTTAATAGCAGCATTAACTGCTTGCGTGACTCTATTCCTTGCATTTTTCTGCTTATCTGTTGCATATAAAACCCCATATGCATACTCTGATCCAGATCCCATAGCCAGATATGGAAGCATGTACTTAGATAAAGACATATCTCCAGAACTGTGTTCATAGATTTCTCCACGAACTGCAATAATTAATCCAAGGTCTCCTTCTTTAGATGTGTCAACCCAGAACTCGTTGTAAAATTCACGAAGTTCTTTAATAAACTTTGTATGCATAAATCTATCTGTATCTTTGATAGTGGGAGCAGTTGGTTTAAAGTTGTGACGAATTCTTTCTCCGTCCATTGATCCTGCATACCCAATTAAGTAGGGACCAGTCTTCCAAACCTTTGGTGCTTCAAGTG